TTCGGGTGGTGCGAGTAGTGCGAGTGGTGCGGGTGGTTCGGGTGGTGCGGGTGGTGCGGGTGGTGCGGGTGGTTCAGTCGGTACAATTGTTTCCATTTATAGTATAGTATACACATAAACCTATATCATTATTTCGTGACATTCAATAAATATTGTTGAATGCTTTCTATTGATTTTTTGCTTATTTTACGGGTTTTTCCATTAGATTCAATTGTCAGGTTCTCTATACACGAAAAATCTTTTGTTATTTCTTCCATAAAATGTGTAAAGTGATTAAAATGTTTCATAATAGCAATGGCTGTTATTGAACTAATGCCTGGAATTTGACATAATATGATTTCACCTATATTTTCTGGTGTAATATTCTCTTTTTTTACTTTTTTTACAACATGACAATAGTCTGCACTGGTTTGACCTTGAGAACCTTGGTCAGGTTGAGAACAAAAAACTGTTGAAATGGGTGTATTTTCATCGTTTTCGTCAATATCCTCTATAATGTTCTCTGTTTTATTAATTTCATTAGATATTGTTGATTCAGGTTCTCTATTGCCCTTTGTAAAATGTTTAAGAAATGGTTGTGTTAAATAATATGGAATGATACCCTTTATGAAGTTACGTTCTATTTTATCAGCAAGATACAGTAACCATTGTGCGGATTCGTGTAATGATGCGGTTCGGTGAACACTAAACCCTTTAAAGTATTGCAGGGTAGTCACAGCTGACATAATAATTTTCTTTTCCATCGGTGTACGCAATTGTGAGTACATTCCTTCTACTAAATAAAAAATAGAATGTGGTGGAAAATCATTCGAATGAACCAATCTATATGACTGTTCCTCATATCTATTGTCTTTTATAGATGCGAGTAAATCTTGCAATGATTTTCGTTCAATTAAGAGAACATCCTTATCTTCATCTGTTTTTATTAAAATATCACCTAAATTTAACACTTTTGTAGATAATTGTATATAAGTAGGTATTGGGCTGCTACATATTAACGCCTCACATTTCTCAAATAGGTCTGTTTCTCGTTCATCAATAATAACTTTCATGTCAGGTTCTCTACAATATAATAATAATGATCACATTATTATATTGTTTTTACATTATCATAATTATAATTATAATTCATTTAATTTCATTTAATTAAAATAACTGCGACCAGCACCAGGTGTCATACCGACGGGGCGAGATTGACGAACATTGGGGTTCAATGTAAATTGAAGACCTTTTGTGGCTTCGTCCAAAAATTGTGTCTTTTTGTTAAGAGCGACGGAAGTCCACGAGTCGCGGCCGACTAAATAAGGGAATCCAGCCTTCTTGCTGCCACCACCTTGGTTTTGGTTGGTAATACTTGCCATAGAAGATGTACGTTTAGTTTGAGAATAGACCATTGTATATTATATACTACCTAAATATTTTATTCTATACGTGACAATATACTAAACACAAACAATATAAATAAATAATGAGAATAATAATATACAAGATTCATATTATTTGACGAATAACATGAATATAGATGATGATATCCATGTTGAAAAAAACCAGAACGGAGTAGAAACGTATGTTTTTGACCCATACAATCCCCTAAATAAATTAATTAACAAAGAACAAGTTGAAGATATTTTACGCAGATATGGTATAAATTATTCTATTCACAACTTTGAATTGTATAAAAGAGCATTTATTCACCGTTCTTATATTAAACGCCCTCAATTGGAAAATATAAATAATAATATTGTAATTGTACCTAAACCTGATGATTGTATTCCATTATTTTCCAAGTCAAATGAAAGATTAGAATTTATTGGTGATGGAGTGTTAGAATGTACAACCAAGTATTATTTGTATCGGCGTTTCCCCAAAGAACAAGAAGGTTTTATGACTGAAAAGAAAATTGCATTGGTTAAAAATGAAGCTATTGGTAAAATGGCTTATGAAATGGGACTACATAATTGGGTTGTATTATCTAAACATGCAGAGGGTAAACAAATCAGGACTAATTTAAAGAAACTTGGTTGCTTATTTGAAGCATTTATAGGTGCATTGTTTTTAGATTTTAACCGTGTTAAAGTCACAGATGAAGAAGGTTGGTTTAAAAACGTATTTGAAACAGGCCCTGGATTTCAAATGGCACAAGTATTTATTGAATCTGTTTTTGAAAAACATGTTGATTGGATTAATCTAATCCGTAATGATGACAATTATAAAAATATTTTGCAAGTAAAAATTCAAAAAGAGTTCAAAGTAACTCCCGATTATTTAGAAATTGGCGACCAAGACCAAGAAACAGGTTATAAGATGGGAGTATTTATGTGTTTGGGACAGACTATTCATAATCTTACCCCGAATAAAGCTATACCCATTTCTCAATTTAAAACCTATAATGATATACATCAATATATGTCACAACAAGGCAAGATTTTCCTATTTTTGGGAGAAGGACAGCATAAAATTAAGAAAAAGGCAGAACAAATCGCATGTGAAGATGCTATTGCACACCTTAACACTTTTTAAATTATATAATTATGTGTTGTTACAGATCTTACTCTATTACCAATAAATAAATCCTGAAAATCTAACTTATTTTCTTTATATCATATTTACAATTTATATATTTATCAGAAAACACAAAATAAAAAGTCTTTCATATTCTGAAAAAGAACATTTTTGGTGAAAAAATTACAAAAAACACAACTTATATTGGATATAGCTAAGTCGTGGGGAGATTGAATACATTCGTTTTAGTGATTTGGTATCACCTTTATTGTAAAATCTAATAATTTTTTATAATAACTTCTTTTGCCTTTGCGTCTGGATTTTTAGAATTAATAGACCTTTTACATAATATTGATGATATATTATATTTTTCATTTGTAAAGTTTTCACGTACTAAACTTACATCTGCATTACTTAATATTATTTTTTTATTTGTGTCGGTTAAATTGTGTATTAATTTAAATAAATTGTTATGTTGTTCTATATCAAATCCATTTTCAGTATATCCTACAAATGAAGTTTCTGTTTCTGGAGCATATGGAGGGTCCAGATATACAAAATCTTTAGGTTCTACATTTGTTAGTGATGTATTAAAATCACAGCATTCAAATATTACATTTTGAATTAAATCATGTATTACATCCAAATGTTTTTTATTAATGATTTCCGGATTTTTATAATGTCCATATGGAACATTAAACCCATTTGGTCCAACTCTAAATACACCTCTAAAACAGGTTTTATTTAAGAATATAAACATAGCAGAACCGAATATACTCTTTTTATCGCCTAATTTATTATATTCTTGTCTTATCCAATAATAATAATTTTCTTTCAATGCTTTTGCGTCTTCAATATTTTCGGGTTTTCGGTTTAATTCGCCATCGCCACATTTATTAAATTCAGTAATGATTTCTTGCAATTTATCATATAATTCGTTATGGTGGGTTTGTATATTTTTGTAAATATAAATTAATGGTTCATTCAAATCATATGCGTATATATCACCATGTATTTTTATAATACCAATCTTTACATACGATAATAAGGTTAATAATACACTGCCTCCTCCTAAAAATATTTCACGATAATTATTTATTTCAACTGGAAAATCCAGAATAAGTTTATCCATAATTTGTGTTTTTCCACCAACCCACTTTAAAATCGGTTTTGGAATATGTATTTCTTTAGTAGGGATATTTTTTACAACTTTATTATCATACTCTAATTCAGTTTCTACAGCAGTTAAACGAGTATTGCATAAGTTAACATAGTCCTCATTTATTTCATAACCTATAAAATTAATATTCTGTTTTTTTGCTGCCACACATTCGCTTCCTGAACCCGCAAAAGGAACTACCAATACTGTGTCTTCACCATTTTTACTGGCGTTGATTAATTTTTTACATAATTCTAATGGCTTTTGTGTTGGATGGTCAACACGTTCACGTTTACCTGCTCCACCCGCTAATGCAGATATTTTTATTACATCACGAGGTAAAGCACCATTTGCATGTGCAGTATAAGTTGTTTCTTTTTCACCATTACTGAAACGCCCTTTTGTCGCTTTTCGTACTTTACCCGCTGCGTTTTTCAAGAAGGTTTCTGTATATGGTTCTCTCACATCATCTTTATTGAATACTGGCTTTTCTTTATAACAACACAATATACTCTCATGGGTTCTTTGCCAAAAATTCAATGATGGTGTCACCTTATTTGTATAATGCCATATAATCCATCTTACATTAATATTAATTCTAACTCGTATGAAAGCCAATATTTCACTGAATCCGTAAATGTATAATGTTCCCGCTGGTTTCAAAATACGAATACATTCTCCTATCCAAGCATCACACCATATCAAATAATCTTCCATTTTTTGTTTATCGCTATTGTTTCCAAAGTCCTTACCTATATTGTATGGCGGGTCGCATATAATGATGTCTACTGAATTGGCTTGTATTTTTTTCATACCTTCAATACAATCTTCGTTTACTATTTTTTGTGTTTTTTCTCCAGGTGTTGTTACAATATTCAGTTTGGGCGTGACCGCTTTGGCTTTCACCATCGTGTTCTCTATAATTGTATCAGTATGGTTATTTTCTAATTTATTGGTGATTATACTTTCAACAACCCTCTCTAACGTTTTTTTATTATCTTGACAAGGTCTTTTCCTATTCATATGCTTATCATAATGAGATTTTTGAGAAAATTCCTTCAAACAACGTTCGCAAGTATAATCGGGCATACTATATACTATATACTATATAAATATTAATTATATTTAACTCCGTTTAATACAATTAGTTAATAATGGGTAATTTCAATTTTTTTGAATAATATGGGTTTTACAGTAAAATTAGGGGTGTTTCTTTATATCCTATTTTCAATTTATATAGTTATCAGAAAAAACACGAAATAAAAAAGTCTTTCATATTCTGAAAAAAGGACATTCTGAAAATGTCCATTTTTGAAAAGTACAGCCATTTCTTTTTCGGAAAAAACACAAAAAACCAGTTTAGAGCATAATGCAGCAAATCCCAAAAAAATAATTTTAGGTTGACTGCACACTTTTTTTTAATACTTATTTGTAAAAGGATTTAGGCGTTTTTTATGTTAGCATATATTAAGAGAAACGGCTAACAAAATGCTAACTCAAAAAACGCCAAAAAACGCCGAAAAATATAAATGTGAACACTGCAACTTTATATGCAGTAAACAATGTGATTTTAATCGTCATATTTTAACTGCAAAACATAAAATGCTAACAAATGCTAACGAAAAAGAGCCAAAAAACGCCAAAATATTTATGTGTTCTTGTGGTAAGGAATATAAACAAGCCCCGTCATTAACTCGACATAAAAAGAAATGTACGCATGTAGAGAAATGTACGCATGTAGATACTATGAATGAGGATACAACAGATGACGAAACACCAGATGAAATACAAAATTGTATAAGTGAACCGCCTAGTGATGCGAGTACAGTTTTAATGTTATTAAAACAGAATGATGAGTTTAAAGAATTGATGGTAGAACAGCATTCTGCGGTTGTTGCATTGCAACAGCAGAATGTAGAATTACAAACCAAGTTGATAGATGTAGTCAAAGATGGAGTTACAATTAATAATAACACCACAAATAACAACACTACAAATAACAACCAATTTAATCTAAACTTTTTCCTCAATGATACCTGCAAGGATGCGATGAATATAACCGAATTTCTTGGTAATCTGGATGTGCAAATAGATGAAATTGAATATATAGGACATCATGGGTATGTGAATGGTATGACGAAGATGATCATGGAACGGTTAAAGGGTATGGATATCACAAAGCGACCCATCCATTGCACGGATATTAAGCGAGAAACGATGTATATCAAAGACAAAGATGAATGGAGTAAGGATACCGACGAGCTAACCAAGTTACGTAAGATATTAAGTCGTGTTACGATGAATAATTGTAGAGCAGTTCCAAAATGGAAATCCGCTCACCCAGATTGTGAAATAATGGAAACTCGTAATAATGAATTCTGCTACAAAATGATGCGATTAATGTTAGGAGATGTGGAAGAGGCCCAAATAAAGTTAGATAACAAAATAATAAAAACGATGGCAAAGGATTTGTTTTGTAAATAAGTTTGTGGTTGGTTCTTTATATCCTAATTTCAATTTATATAGTTATCAGAAAAACACGAAATAAAAAAGTCATTCATATTCTGAAAAAAGGACATTCTGAAAATGTCCATTTTTGAAAAGTACAGCCATTTCTTTTTCGGAAAAAACACAAAAAACCAGTTTAGAGCATAATGCAGCAAATCCCAAAAAAATAATTTTAGGTTGACTGCACACTTTTTTTTAATACTTATTTGTAAAAGGATTTAGGGGTTTTTTATGTTAGGATATATAAAGGTAAATCCTAACAAAATCCTAACAAAATCCTAATGCCAAAAACCCCAAAAAACCCCAAAAAATATGATTGTGAACATTGTGACTTTAAATGCAGTAATAAGAAAGACTATAATAGACACGTGTTGACTGCAAAACATCAAATCCTAACAAATCCTAACGAAAAAATGCCAAAAAATGCCAAATTATTTATGTGTTCATGTGGTAAGGAATATAAACATGCATCTACATTATGTGCTCATAAAAAGAAATGTACGTATGTAGATAATATAGATGATGATATATCAGATGACGATATATCAGATAAAATACAAAATAGTATAAGTGAACCACCGAGTGATGCGAGTATAATTTTAAGGTTATTAAAACAGAATGAGGAGTTTAAAGAATTAATGGTAGAAGAGCGTTCTTTAATGATAGAAGAGCATTCAGCAGTGGTTGCATTGCAAAAGCAAAATATGGAATTACAAAGCCAGATGGTAGATGTAGTCAAAAATGGAATTACAATTAATAATAACACCACAAATAATAACACCACAAACAACAATCAATTTAATCTAAACTTTTTCCTCAATGATACCTGCAAGGATGCGATGAACATAACCGACTTTCTCGGTAATCTGGATGTGCAAATAGATGAAATTGAATATATAGGACATCATGGGTATGTGAATGGTATGACGAAGATGATCATGGAACGGTTAAAGGGTATGGATATCACAAAGCGACCCATCCATTGCACGGATATTAAGCGAGAAACGATGTATATCAAAGACAAAGATGAATGGAGTAAGGATACCGACGAGCTAACCAAGTTACGTAAGATATTAAACCGTGTTACGATGAACAATTGTAGAGCAGTTCCAAAATGGAAATCTGCCCACCCAGATTGTGAAATAATGGAAACCCGTAATAATGAGTTTTGCTACAAAATGATGCGATTAATGTTAGGAGATGTGGAAGACGCCCAAATCAAGTTAGATAATAAAATAATAAAAACAATGGCAAAGGAATTGTTTTGTAAATGATTGATTACAAATATCAGTAAAATAAATATAAATATATTTTTTGTCAATATATTTATATTAGACTATGAGTAATATACCATATCAACGTTTAGACGAAATAATGGAAAAACGTCCAGCACCTAAACCATTTGCTGGTGTAAAGGTTCAAATAAAAAATAACCAAGTGATAGAAAAAGTGTCATCTGCAATAAGTGATGAACCAACAATGGAAAGTGAGTCCAATGAGGTAGAAGGTACGCGTGATGTAGAAAATGATGAAACGAATTTAGAATATGCAAAACAAGAAATGCCAAAACCAGAAATTATAAAACCCCCTATAATAGTTGATAAACGAAAAACAAGTATGTTAGATAGGTTAGCAATAATAAAACGAATACAAGATAATTCAAGTATTAAAGTAATAGATGAAAAGGAGCCAAGTGTAGTAGAAGAGTCATATCGTCCAATGCCAATATTAACAACAAAAAAAATAAACCAGAAACCACATGAAAAAGATCCATTAGATGATTCAAATTTGCTTTTAGGTAAGGTCAATGAGGAGGAAGATGAAGAAGAAAAAGAAGAACCAGTGATGATAAAAGAATTGTCAAAAAAACCCCGTAAATTAAAAATAACAGGGAAGGTTGAGATAGAGGAAGATGTAGATTTAACGACAGCAGTAATAAGAACCCAAAAAGTGATAAATAGATTACCAAAAGAGCGTGAAAAGGTAATAATAAAGGCTCCAAGTTATTATATGAATAATCGTAAAAAGTTCACACAGAATATGACAGAAATATTTTCTCAGTTAGTATATGCACCTGGAGTAGGGACAGAATATTTCCGTGCGAAAGAGGATTTAGAAAAATCCCAGGGAAACCCCCCAACAGCATCAAGTTCCGATTTTAAATTATTACTGCATCAAAAGATAGTACGAGATTATTTAAATATATATACGCCTTATAGAGGATTATTGTTGTATCATGGTTTAGGTTCAGGTAAGACATGTACATCAATCGCGATAGCAGAGGGTATGAAAAGTGATAAGCGTATATGTATAATGACACCCGCATCATTAAAAATGAATTTTTTCAGTGAGATGAAGAAATGTGGTGACGATTTATATAAGAAGAATCAATATTGGGAATTTATAGCCATAGCGGGAAATCCCAATTATGTAGGTATATTATCAAGGGCATTATCGTTATCTTCAAAATATATAACAGAACATAATGGAGCATGGTTAGTAAATATAAATAAGGAACCAAATTTTGCAGGATTATCATCACAAGAACAGAAAGATGTGGACAATCAATTAGATGCAATGATCCGTAATAAATATACAGATATCAATTATAATGGTATGAATGACCGAATAATGAGTAATTTAACTGGAAGTTATACAAAAAACCCGTTTGATAACACTGTGGTAATAATAGATGAAGCACATAATTTTGTAAGTCGTATAGTCAATAAAATAAAAGTGAGAGATTCAATATCTTATAAGTTGTATGAATATTTATTGAGTGCATCAAATGTAAAGATCGTATTGTTAACGGGAACACCAATTATAAATTATCCAAATGAAATAGGTATACTATACAATATATTACGTGGATATATAAAAACATGGACAATTCCAGTATCATGGGAGAAAAAAGAAAAATTAAACCAAGATGCAATATATAATATGTTGGGCGATGCAAATTTAAAGACGTATGATTATATAGATTTTACAGATAATAAGCTGACGATAACACGAAATCCATATGGTTTTATAAATACAAAAAAGCGTGGACAGTTAAAAGGAACTCGTAAAGTACAAAATACAAAAAAAGGAGGTTGTAATAAAACTCAAAAGATCTATGGTGGTGTGACTGACGCATTTAATCGTTATAATGGTGTAAAATTAGATGATAGTGGAAATATATCAGATAAACAATTCTTGGAGTCAATTCTGCGTGTATTAAAAAGTAAGAAGAATGATGTATCTGTGAAAGATGCAATGATAACCGAAATAAATAATAAAGCATTACCAGATATACGTGAAGAATTTTTCGATAGATTTGTAGATGTAGACAAAGGAGAAACAAAAAATATGAATTTATTTCAACGTCGTATATTGGGGTTAACGTCATATTTCCGTAGTGCCCAAGAAGAATTATTACCAACAATAGAAATGACAGAGGATGATGATTTATATCATGTAATAAAGAGTCCAATGACAACCCATCAATTTGGAATTTATGAACAAATAAGAAAAGAAGAAGCGGATCGCGAAAAGAAATCGGCAACCCATCGTAGAATGAATAAAGCGGATGAGTTATATAAAGTATCATCAACATATCGTATATTTTCAAGGGCAGCGTGTAATTTTACATTTCCAGGAAGTATTCAACGACCAATTCCAGATAAACGTGCAAGTGACGCGGACGAAGATATAAATGAAGATATGTTAGATAATATAGCAACAGGTCAATTAACAGTAGATAATACGGGTCAACCGCCGGAGGAAGGTGTAGAAATAAATAGCAGTTATGCAAGGCGTATAGAAATAGCAATGGAAGAAGTGAACCGAAAAATCGAGGGAACTAATATAAGTCAATATTTATCAAAGGACGCTTTACCCGAGTATAGTCCAAAATTTGCTAAGATTCTTGAAAATTTGACAGATTCAGACAATGTAGGGTTGCATTTGTTATATAGTCATTTCCGCACAATGGAAGGAATTGGTTTAATGCGATTAATATTATTGGCAAATGGAATGGCAGAATTTAAGCTTAAGCACGAGGGAGAAAAATGGGTGTTAGACATAGTAGAGGAAGATATGGATAAGCCAAAATTTGTGTTATATACAGGTACAGAAAGTATAGAACAAAAGGAGATAATTCGTAATATATATAATGGAAATTGGGAATTAGTGCCACCATCATTAGTTACTGAATTACGTAAAACAGCAGAGAATAATATGTATGGTGAAATAATCAAGACAATAATGATTACCGCATCGGGTGCAGAAGGAATAAATTTACGAAATACTCGGTATGTACATATAGTAGAGCCGTATTGGCATATGGTAAGGACAGAGCAGGTGGTTGGTCGGGCACGTCGTATAGGTAGTCATATGGATTTGCCCGAAGAATTACGTACAGTGAAAGTGTTTTTGTATGTATCAACGTTAAGTGAAGAACAAAAGACTGACGGTAAAAATGTAGAATTACGAATACGTGATATAAGTAGAATAGACAAAAAAACCCCAGTAACCACGGACGAGACTTTATATGAAATATCAAGTATAAAGCAGCGAATAAATAACGAAATATTACGTGCAATAAAGGAAACCGCAGTGGATTGTAATATTCATTCAACATCAAATGGTGATAAAGGAGAAGATTATGTATGTTATGGGTCGGGAATGGTGGAATCAAATAATTTCGCATCACACCCAACATTAGATAAAGATAGTAACATAAAAGATGGATTGGACATGAAAACAGTAGGCTGGAAAGGAGTAAGAAAACAAATAGATGGTGTTGATTATGCAATGAATCCAAGAACCAAACAGTTATATAATTTGGACAGTTTTAAACGTGCTCAAAAACAGGAGGGTGACTTAATTTATGTAGGAAAATATGAAATCCATAATGGAATGGATAAAATAGTATAGAGTGATGAAAATGATTAGTGAACACCATATATATTTTGTTTGTATCATATATTCAAGTAAAATATATGATATATGGGTTATACAATAAACAGATTGTAAAAAAAGAGATAAGCAAATCCAATCTCAAATATAACATCATATGCTAATATACAAAATGACTCCATACTGGTAGCAGGGCGTGTACAATATTTATTAATAATATTATATGGATATTCATTATTGTCAATAAGGTCAACATTATTTTTGGTATAAACTTCAACCTGTCTGAAATTGAAAAGCCATGCGAAAAAAGTCCAAAATGAACAAATATAAACCATGGTAGCAAACATATAAATTTGTCGGGTTTGATATTGAGGATAATAAAAAAAAATATGTATATCGTATAGAGTAGCAGCACAAATATAGCCAATAGAATATTTAGTATTAATTAGTCGTTTAGAAGATTTACTAACATTAGATTTGAAATACAGATGGGTAATAACGACAAGAATAAAAATATGCATTTGTAATAAATAAAAAGGGTCATGAATTCTGTCACCATAATAAAGACCCAACGTAGTAATGAATCCGCCTTCTTGAAAACCTTGCAAAAAAATACCAATGGGTGTAGATAATTGTATTATTGTTTTATTAAATGAAATATTCATAGGTTTAATAATGCGTGTTTTACTTATATGTAAATAACATTCAATACATGACCATATAGCAGTAGACCCGCATAATATAATAAAACAATCATATGAACTACGATTTATATAATCATCAATACAAAGGATAGAAGAAAAAATGCAATAAATGACTTTGGTATTTCCATTGGTAGCAAAATCCCCTTTACGAATAATATAATATTGATTGTTAAATAATAACATATGTTACAATATTATATTATGATATTATTTTATTTTATTTTGCACGAACAAATAAGCTGTTATATGATAAATAAATTACCATATACCATTGAAAATAAATAATTGTTTAAAATGTGCGTCTTTGGAATATAATACCTTCAATTGTATACCAACATTCATCAACATTATCAACTACTTTAAATGAAGTACCGTCGTTGAAAATAAGTTCAATAGACCCGTTGACATATTGATTATTAGCTGCAATAGTATAAGCCCCGGTTGTATTAATATTATTAATTTTTTTGCCCTCAATGGGTGTATTACCGTCAACCGCAAATATGGTAGCATCTGCATCAGTATATATATTCACAGATACTCCTGAATATAAGCCAGACCGCATAATATCAATTATATCGTTGTTTAATTTAGAATAATTATTGGTATTAAGTACTGTTGCCATTTGTATACTAAACGATTATATATTATTATAACATAATATAATTATTTGTATTATATCCCTAAACTGCTATCTAATAAAAAAATAAAATAGTATATTATTACACCCTCGCACATTTAAAACGGCACAAAATACGAGTGTTATTTTCTAAATTTATTATATGAAACATAAGGGAATTGATTATAAAACTTCTGCCGTTCAGTATTATTTGAATAATAATGAAAGTATGGATAAAGTTTGTAAAATTTTTAATTGTAAGAAAACCACCCTAAAAGTATGGGTTCATAATTACCAAAACAATAAAAATCTTACTCGTCGTAATAGAAAACCAATATCATATAAAGTCAAAAAAGAACAAGTGAAGAGTGCGTTAGGTATGATAGACAAAAACGAACAACTTACTATGGACGAATTATTATTTGAAATGAAAAATAAATACAAGGATTTTGATATTACAAGACAACATTTAGGTAGAGTTGTTCGTGCTAATAATAGAACCAGAAAAAGAACAAGGCATCAACATTTTCCAAAAGAAAGATACAAGAAACCTACAAATAAAGAAAATGAAATGAATGATTTTTATAAAGAAGTTAGTAAATATCCAATTGATAAAATTATTTGTTTAGATGAAACTTCGGTTGGTTCGCATTTGAAACCAGCATATAGTAGATGTTATATTGGTAAGCGTTGTGTAATAAAAACAAACAATAATTTTGTATTTCGCAGTTTTACATTATTAGTAGCAATTAATAATAAAAAATGTGTTGGAAAAATATTTTATGAAAAGGGTGGAACAACGCAAGAACGAATGGTTGATTTTTTAGAAACTCAAATATTTCCCAAATACAAAGACCATCTTATAATTTTAGATAATGCTAAAAGTCATAATAACCAAATGGTAAAAGATGCTATTACAAAAAGCGGTAATAAATATTTATTTTCTATTCCATATACTCCTATGACTAATTCGCCAATAGAAAATTATTTTAACCAAATAAAAACATACATAAAAAAGAAAAGAAATGTAAATAGTTTTGAAGAATTAGCAAAAAATGTTGATACATCAATAGAAAAAGTAAAACCAGAAAATTATAAGAATTATTTTGAATATGCTTATGGAACAACTAAAAAAACAGAATATACAAGAAAACCATCAACCCGAAAACATAAACTAAAACTATATAAAGATGTATAAAGATGTATAAAGATGTATAAAGATGTATAAAGATGTATAAAGATGTATAAAGATGTATAAAGATGTATAAAATTGAATAAAAAATTGATTTGTTTTTATTCAATAATAAATATACTACAATACTTAAACTATAATCAAGAATGAACGGAATTGAATTATTTGAACGCATACAACAAGTTTCTACCTTTGATGAACTTTTACAATCTGTGAATGGTAAAACAAAGGCAGAAACGCAATCTAAAAGAGGTAATGTATTTGAAAAAGTATGGGACATTATCATTAAATTTGGGTTTTATTCCATCTTACCAAATGATATTTACGACCATTATGAAGGAAATATTAATACTTGTAAATTAAAAAAAGTGGCGGATTTAGAAATTTATTTACGAAGTATATCTGTATTTAGCAAAGGAAAAGGAGGTTCAAGTGATATTACTTTACAAAATAAAAATAATGGGAAATGGGTTTTTATGTCTTCCAAGTTTTACTTAGATGATAGTAAAAAATCTATTGATAATTACGATGTTGAGAAAATTTTAGCAATTGTAAAACAACACTCACATAAATATAAAGAATGTGATATTTATCTTGTTGTGAATAATAAACAAAAAGTAATGAATATAATTACTTCAAGTCAAGCAACAAACAATTATATAAAAGAAAATATCCATCACATTTTAGATTTGGAAGATTTAGAAATATGTTTTCAAAATCTCAAACACTCTATACAAGACATTAAAATTAATGAAGTGAATTCTAAATTTTGTAATGAGAAAGTTCCTTTACAACAGCGTTTTCATCAAGATTTAATTACATATAAACAAATGGAAAGAATTGATGAAGGCGAAAAGGAATTATTATTAGGAGCAAAAGCGAGGTCGGGAAAAACTTATTGTGTTGGTGGGTTGTTTATTAAATACCATACAAAATTTGGAGTAATAAATGGATTAATCATTACACCAGCACCAACAGAAACATTATCTCAATTCACAGATGATTTATTTCATAAGTTTAGAGATTTTAATGGAATAAATGTTGTTGAAATTAAAAAAGGAACTGATTTTGAAACGATAGTTCTCACACAAAATAATATTATTATTGTAAGCAAACAATTATTAGATGATTATGTATGTGAAAAAAAAGTTCAACCAATTCAACAACTGGGGTTAGACTTTATTGTATTTGATGAGAACCATTTTCATGGAACAACTCAAATGTCTAAAAATATTTTACAATCGTACTCATCGTCAAAAACTATAAAATTATATTTAACCGCAACATATGCGAAACCTTTAAGTGAATGGAATATTCCTTTGGAATGTCAGTTTTATTGGGATATTGAAGACGAACAATTATGTAAAAAACGAAATATTCAAGGATTAGTAGAAAAACACGGAGAAGATGTATTGTTGTTATTAACCGAAGAAAATAAAGAACAATTATTATGTATTTATGATAAAATGCCTGATTTACACATTCTTACTAATATGATGGATAGAAAAAGATTTGAAGTAATCAAGGAACAAATAAAAGACACTTCGTATGGATTTTCAAATGGAACACTTTTAAGCGGAAATTTTCCAAATGAAGTGGATACGATGTTGCGTTGTATTACTGGAAGCAATAAAGAACAAGATTATCCTAAAAAAGATTTATCCATATTTGGAAGAATAAAAAGAATTGCGATTGAAAAGAATAGCAGAACACGATTGAATAATGGAGAATTTACAAGTCAATTATGGTTCTTACCTTTTGGAATAAATATGACGATTAATAAAGTAAGCGAACATTTGAAAGATAGAATGGGGAAAAATAGTATTCTAAAAAATTATGAAATAAAAATAGTTAATTCCAAAAAAGACTATAAAGTAAAAGACTTAAAAGAAGAAATTAAAAATTGGGAATTGAAAGCAAAAGAAGAAGGAAAAGATGGATTGATTTTATTAGCAGGAAACCAATTGACTTTGGGAATTACATTACCATTTGTAGATGTTGTGTTTATGTTTAATGATATTGTTTCAAGTGATAAAATTATTCAAATGATGTATCGTTGTATGACTGAAAGTATTAATAATACTGATAATGCTAAAATAAATAGTGGAATGAAGAAAATGGGATTTGTAGTGGATTTGAATATTTCCAGAGTTCTAAATACTTGTTTGGATTATAATGTGTATAAAAAAGATTTGAATGTAGAACAGAAAATAACATATCTAATAGAAAATAATTTGATAAATATTGATAGTGATTTATTTCAAGGAAAAGAAAATAAGACAAAATTAGTTGAGAAACTCTTACATATATGGAAAGCAGACCCTATTCATAACTTAAAAATATTACTGAAAAAGATTGAGGAAAGTATTATTGATATGGATACAAAAGACCAAAAAATGATGAACCAATATTTTACCAGTTCTGTTGGTGATGAGAAAGTAAATGTAAAAGTTCAAATTGACGAAGAAAGTGAAGAAGCATTACCAACTGGAAAAGAAACAATAAAACAAGATAGTGGTGATAATAAAGTTGAAGGACAAGATGATGAAATAAATACGGATGTAAATATTTCCCTTACCAAAGATGTATTACCCTTTATTATTCCGTTGATTTGTATTTTGACTATGAATACGGAACATAAAGATATTTTAGAAATGTTGAATGTGATCAAGTCCAGTCCAGCATTATTATGTGTCTTCCAAGACCAGTCCTTTATCTGGTGGAATAAACCAGATATTATAAAATTAATAGAGGCGATTGTAGGAAAATATATTAGAAAGAACTCTTGTATATATAATATATCAATACAATTTAAGATGTCTTTGCAAAGTTTAATAGATAAACCAAAGGAATTATTGGAATTAATTGATAGTTGCTTGAAACCAAAGCAAAAAGAGAAGCAAGAAAATGGTGAAGTATTTACGCCTATGAGTTTAGTATTTGAAATGTTGGATAATTTGGATAAACACTATATTAAGGAACATGGACGAAGTATATTTACTGAACCGAATTTCAAATGGTTTGACCCAGCATCTGGTATGGGTAATTTTCCAGTAGCAGTTTATTTGAAACTGATGGAAGGATTAAAAACTCAAATTCCAAATGACGAAGAACGCAAAAAACACATTATAGAAAATATGTTGTATATGAGCGAGTTGAATAAAAAAAATGTGTTTATTAGTCATCAAATATTCAATATGAATAATCAATACAAGTTAAACCTTTATGAGGGCGATACATTAGAATTGGATAGTATAAGTGTATGGGGAATAACACTCAATAGTTTTGATGTAGTTTTAGGAAATCCGCCATATAATAAAGGAGGTATTCGTTCTCACACTGGAAAACAACTTGGTAAAAAAAATGAAACAATTTGGACTAAGTTTATTGAAAAATCATTTGGCGAATGGTTGAAACCAGATGGATTTTTAGCATTTATTAATCCGTTGAGTTGGTTGAAGAAAAGTCATTCGCTACATAACGAGATGTTGGAGAAACATATTGTTTGGTTGAAATTGTGGGATAATTCTCAATCAAAAGGAATGATTAATGCCGATATTCCTATTTCATTGTATATATTACAAAATACACTTAACCAACCGAATAAAAAAACAGAGATTACATCAATTCTAAAACGACGCAGTCTAACAACAACATCAATCGAATATCTCAATCCAAAATATTCTGTTCCATTAGCGTTCCATAGTATATTCAATAAACTCGTTGGTTTTATTGAAACGAGAAATCTACAATTGGAATACAAAACCAAAACCATAAAATCATCTGGAACAAAGGCAAAAATACCAACGGAATATACATTAGAAGATATGTGGGCGGTTGATACATTTACCATCAAGGACGGTTTAATGGTAAAAAAAGCAACCGAACAACACCCAGACGCAAATAAACGCAAACTTATTATTTCCAACAAAGCAAGTTTTACTGGGGCATTTATTGATGAAGGAAAACTGGGATTGACTGGAAATCACAAGTTTTATATTTTAGGTCACAATTTAGAACTCGTGAAAAAAGTGTTGGATTTTGGAATTATTAATGTTATAGGACATTATACAAAATACGGACAAGACTTTCTGGATAATGAAGCATTCACATATCTTCCAGATATTCGCAAGTTAGGCATTCAAGATATTACGGAAGATGAGTTTTACAAGTTAATAGGACTAACACGCCAAGAAATAAACCAAATAAAAAATCCATCTTCAAATGCAGTTGTCGATGAAGATGAAGTAGAAAACGAAGTGATAGAAATTGAAGTAAAACCAAAGATTAAAAAAATAAGGGTTGTTAAACCTAAAAAGAACTAGGTAATTGTAGAAGATGATGAAACCGCATAAATATATAATTAGATAGTTAGTTATGTAAATAAATATAAATTTGTATATATTTTTTATTGAATTTTATATATTTGTTGTAATTACAATAAATATATTTGAAAATATACGATAAATGGTTTGATTATAATTTGACACTCGTTTATTTTTAAGGATTTTGTGCCGTTTTAAATGTCCAAAGGTGTAAATAAGCGATATGCATGTGTATAAATAAGCATCGGTGTAAAAAGTAGATAATTTTATATGTTGTATGCATATATAAAACCCATTTACATATTAGAACATAAAAAGTAAGGTGCGTATAATTTAGGTAAAATACATTTATAATAATTTAAATATAAAAACAAACGCACATATATGGTATTCTAATAGTTTGAAGAAATGAATGAAGAGAACAATGTAATGACAATAAAAACTGTACAAATTCAACCGATTCGTAATATGATAACAGCAATAAAAGATATTTTAACTGATGCAACAATTACATATACAAAGGAGGGAATGAAAATAATAAATTTTGATAAAACACATACAATATTGGTAAATGTAACGTTAAATGCTCATAAATTTGAGCAATATAATTGTGATCCTGAAAAAATAATTGTATGTACAAATACGCTACATCTATTTAAAGTAATTTCAACCATGTCAAATGATGATACATTATCCATGTATATAGACAAGGCAGATTACCATGATGGAGTTGTTTCTCATCTTGGATTACAGTACGATAATGGTGATATAAAACAGTGTTATTGTCAAAAGTTGAGGTTAATCGATCCAGATATGGAAGAATTGGTTGTCCCTGATGTTGAATATTCAACAATTATAAATTTGCCAACGACCGATTTCCAAAAAATTATTCGTGACTTAAATGGAATTTCCGATAGAATAGAAATCAAGTCTGTCGGAAACGATTTAATATTTTCATGTGAAGGTAATTTCGCGAGTTCAAAAATTTATCGTTCTGAGTCTGGTGGAAATATGGAATTTATCCAGAAGAATGATGCGTCCATAGTAATCCAAGGAGAATTTTCATTAAAGAGTTTGAGTCATTTTATAAAATGTACACCGTTATGTACTCATTTAGAAATGTATTTGGGAAATGATTTACCATTAATCGTGAAATATGATGTAGCTTCATTGGGTTCAATTATGTTATGTTTAGCCCCGTTGCCTCCATCATAAATTCGGTAGAATAATATTATATAATTCGTATAGCATTGTATAATAAATTACAAACTTTGTAATGTCTCTTGGTCCAGCTGATATAATAATATTAAGCTGTCAAAAGTATAAAAATGGCGATAAATCGTCTGGACATACATCAGGTTCATGGAGTACTATAAAAGAAAATTTTAAAGAACATCTATTGTTTATATTTAGTGGTAATGAAAATCAGGAAAATTTATTTGAATATAATGCATCGGCAAAAGAATTATCAATAAGAACCAGCGATGAATATGATAATATTCCCACAAAAACTTGGTTAGCTTATTATTATTGGTATAATCACATATCAAACAAAAAATCACATGTAATAACGTTTGGCGATGATTGTATTCTTACTGATGAAGAACTTTTTATTAATACTACATTTCATAGAATAGATTATGGGGGTAATTGTATACATTATGGTAAAACTTGGATAAATAATTGGCACCAAGCAAAGGTGAGACATTCATCACACCAATATAATAAAAAATCACCCCGTCCAAATATAAATACAAATTGGGTTCATGAAGGTGCAGGTGTTGTATTTTCACAGTACGCGATTAAGTCTTTATTAAAAAAGCATAATTTAGGCGATGATATTATGCAGTTAGACATAGATAATTTTACAAAATATGTGCAGGATACGTGTTGGTATAATGATGTATTATTGTCCCATGAATTTGCAGATTTGAATATAATAATAAAACCCGTAGAATATTTCGGCATAACTGGAGACAAATAATAAAGCTGTAGACTATGCATTAAATACTGATATTTTTACTGGATTGAATAACTACAGAACCAATAATGTCAGTCATTGTGACATTTTTAATTGGAGTGTATACAATAGAAACATTTTTATGAGATTTGTATTTTGAAAATTGTTTACATATAATAGCCCCTTGTTTAATAATATACATCAATTGTTTTTTTCCAAATGTAGTATCTTCAGGTAATGAACCAATGACGTGGCAGGACGCATTATCATCAATATGAAACCATATATCATTAGGATTAGCATTTTCAATAATGTCAAAGTTGTCTTGTGCATTTTTACCAACATGGAATTGAATAGTTATTCCAAGTGGTTCAATGTATTTGTCAATAACTTTCATTTTATTAATATAATATGAATATTGAATTAATAATAAAAATAAAAAATTTATAATCAATTTTATAATATCTAAAATAATATGTATAATGGATATTTACAATGTACTAATAAACTGCAAGAATACAACATTATTGTACATCGCATATATATTTTTTTATTTAGATGAAACACGGTTTTCGTTACCGTTAGAAAAAATCATGGTAAAAGATTAAAATTCAGGTTCATGTTTTTTAAATAAACAACCTTGTTTAGATAGGTTAGGTATAGGTACAATACATCCTGGGTCTTGTAATTTTGTAGTAGATAGCCAAATTTTTATAATACAAAAGTTTTTTTTGGGCGAAATGGTAATTCCGTTAATATAAGTAGAATGCTCAGGACTAATACAAATAGATTCGCCACATAAATAGTAAAATAAATGTTTCCACACTTCGGGAACGTGTTTATTTCCAACTTTATACGAAAAACACCCCCCATTTCTATTTTTTGGGTCTTCCCACATAGGTGTAATGCCTGTTCTCATAACAAATAGCATACAATTGCGAACAACATGGTCATGTATTTTATTATTTAATTCAATAACATCTTCAACACTATTAATATTATCCATTAGGATAGTATAACTGGATAATTCCCAGTTTTTGTTATTTGGTAAATGGTAATACATATTCCATTTATCATTTAAATTATGTAATTGGGTTGGAATACTCACTGTATCCATAGTGATTACGCCCGTATATAATAATGAGAAAAATCTTTATACCCTTTTATGAGAATATACGGGTTTATTCACCATTATTAATAGTTTTTACAGTATAGTCAGTTTTATTAAGAACTAAATATTGATTGGGTTTCAATACAAACATATTAATATCATTATCCATGATATTTATAACATAATTATTATTACAAATGGCATCAATATTATTATATTTAATATAACGATGTATGAATGCAGTAGAAAATAATTCATTGTTAACATACATATGATTTTGATCAATATCCATGTTTATATTTTGGTCATTTGTTTTTACTGTAACATATAAGAACCCGACAGTAGATGGTGTATTAAAACCATCAATATGTTTAAATTCATCAAATGTACGGTCATGTTGAACTCTGGAAATATATATGTTATTATATTTGGCATATAACAAGTTTTCTTTATATAAAGAAGTAAATTGTGGTTTAAATACTGAATTATAATTATTCAAAAAACGAATGAATGTATAAGAACAAGATATATGGTTATTGTCATACACACAAGTATGTTTGTCAATAATATTTAACATGTTAGAATCCTTATAGAAGTTAGGTTGTATCAACTTATTTGATGAAATCCAACAATTATGATATGGTTCTATATTTTCATTATAGTGCATTGCATATATCCAATTACACCCATATATACTAATATCAATACTATAAGTAATCCATGGGTGATAAGTATATATAGACTTAGCATACTTATTAATTTTATTTTTAATTTCACTATATTTGGTAATAGCATTTAATCCAATAAGATTGGCACAACTTTGAAAATATTCTGTAAAAGAAAAATTCATAGGAAACCTATATTATTTGTCGTCCGTATAATGATATGTGTTTTATTTTTATATTGATTACACCGATGAAGATTAAAAATGGGACAAACACTTTCAGTGTTTGCCTTTTTAATTCATTTATCGGTTGTTCAGCGTAGCTGAACCACTCACCCTTCGGGTGGGTAACGTTGCCCTTTACGATTTTGTGGTACGCTTTTTAAGCGTACCATTTTACACACTTGAAGATTTAAAATGGTACGGTTATCACCATAAAAATACATTCAAAGTTTAGGTCTTTTCATACCTTGTGTATATTTTGTGTATAACAATTCGTTAAAACTGCTTGAATACTTTTTATTTCTCTACATAGATATGATAAAAAATTGATATATATATATATAAATAAGTATTACCCAACATGGACATATCATTAACCCCCGATTTATATACACCAAGTGTGGATGAAAATGGAAATTATGTAGATATTATACCTGTAATAAGACATGGTATCATCTGTTCGTGTGGTTCAAGAGCAGATAAATCTTACGAAAATGCAACAAAATTTTCAGCACATACAAAAACAAAAAAGCATAAAAAATGGCTTCTTATATTAAATCAAAATAAAGCAAACCATTATGTAGAAATGATACAATGCAAAGAGCTGGTGAATGGACAACAGCAAATAATAACTCGGTTAGAGAACCAACTACAATCGCTGAATCTAACTATAGAATATTTAACGGAACAATTGACAAAGACAAAGAATATTAATTCAAATGAATGTATAGATTTATTAGATATCAATTGATATGAATGCGTTCATTTGTGCTATTTTAAATCTTCAAATGTGTAAATCTTCAAGGGTGTATACATCTTTGAATAAATGTATTATAAAAATGTAAAAAATTGATAAAAATAGTATATAATAAATTAAATATATCTACCCACTGCATGTATGCATACTTTAAAATAGAAATGAAACAAATAATTAATTTTCACAAATTCTGCATTGTAAAGGTACGTGCGAGTTTGGAACGACAACAAGAGTATGAAACGAATATGAGAGAAACCCGTATAATGTTAGATAATATAAGCAAATTAAATAAAATGGATTCATCGTGGTTATTTACAATGTATTTACAATGTATTTACAACGAAATTAAGTAAGTCGTAAAAATAAAGAAAAATATACATATGTAATGAACTGTATATTTTTTTATGAGGTAAATACTATGAAATCCCATTCATATGACTAATGGTTTAGATATCAAGTGAAATAGTATTTTTATCCGATTTATTTTTTCTTCGGTTGGTACGTTTTGGGATATTAGAATTCTGCATATCATTCAACGAACCAATAGATATCATAGATGATTCGTCAGTAGCATTATTATTAACATGTGTAGTATTAGTGGGTTGTCGTTGTTCTTGAATATTAATAGTTCTGGTTTTTAGTCCAGATAAAATATTATCAATATCAGTTGTCTGCGGTCCTTTCATTTCAGGTCGCTGTATGGGTGTTTCCATTTTTTGTGGTGTTTCATGTATTCCTTGGAAGTTATTGGTTACATTAACACCCTGTTCCCGAAACATAGGTGCACGACTGGCATCAATATCTGGGCGATTGCTTTGTGCTTCAGTAAATGTCATACCAGGTCGTTGTGGTGGAGGTTGATTCTGTGTTTTTACGGGTGCGGGTGGTGGAGGTCCAGATGGGCGGGTATTATGGTCTTGCATTAAATTCTGTGCAAATTCAAAACTGGGAGATTGTTGACTCATACTACTAACAGTGGCATTTGTAAACATTTTCATTAGTTCAGGGCTTTGTTTGATAACATCATTAAATCCAGGGGTTGCGGTAGATAATGCTTTATTAGAAAAATTCAAGACTGCTGCACTAAATCCAATTCGTAATAACAATGATAATTCAGGTGCCATTTTTCCTCCTTTATATTTATCATGTAATTCAGCGAAAATTTCTTCATAACTATCAATATCTTCACTAACTTGTTCGCCCCAACCCTCCAAATTCAAATCAAATGGGTTAAATACAGCATTACCATATTCCAATGAATTAATAAAGGTCATCATCCACCAACCTTGTAATTTAATTCCATCTTTTTTTCTCTTATCGTCCATAACGGATTCATATTCATCTTCAATTTCGTCATATGGTGAATCAATATTAAGTTGAGTACCCTGTTTTAACTGACCTTTTTCATACCAGTCGTCCATTTTTTTTAGCATCGCACGTTTTTTTCGTCTTTTTTCACGGTCATTTAAATTAGATGAATAGGAAGAAGCAGGTCCAGATGAAGGAACATCATTCATTTTGGAAAATCCGTCCCATGTTTTTGTTTTACCTGCACTTTCACGAGTTGCTTGTCCCAAATTAGCATTATCATTCGGTAATTCTTCAACTTGAATGTTAGTGGGTTCTGTTGTATTTGTAAATCCCCCTAAACCAAATAAATTAGCGGCCATACCACCAAGAGTTTTAGTATTACCATCAGTAGATGATGTAGTAGTTTGTTCATCAGGTTTTGCTGAAACTCCACTTAATTCATTCATTTCTTTTTCTAATGTATCTAAATCACCTAAATCAAGTTGTATGTTATCACCAGATGAATTTCTTTTTTTATCATTCATGAGTAATTCAATACCTGAACCAAAATTTACAGAAGGAGTTGCCATATTACCAATTGAAACGGGTTCTAAGTTATCTAAACTAATATCAATCGTTTCCATTATTATGATATTTATACAAGTTTAATGTTTAAATCGTCCGAATACAATATAATATTATGTTGTTTGAAATACCATAAACCTTGTAAAAATGCATCGGCTAAATCATCTTTTTTGGGTGTATTCATCGCATAGCTCCATTTATTGAAGTCATTGTTTTTACAAAGGATTTGGTTTGTATATAAAATACCATCATTCTTATGACTTTTATAATTAGGATTTTTCACGTTTTTGTCAACATCAGTTATCGTGTTTTCTATGGGGGCTGGTACAATTCCGCGAATATCTTTAAATTGCCGTAATTTATGGGAAGACGAAACAAAATCAATGTGTATATCGTCGCCTTTCATTATAAAATATTGTGCCAACATTCCCTGAATTGTTTTCATACGATTTGCAATAGGCGAAATTTGGTTTTCAATAAGTACATGGGTAATCGTATCAATATCTGGTAATTGATTAAATAGTTGTTTTATCGATTTACCAATACATATTAAATCAACGTCATTTGCATTTACCTTTTTGGCTGCAATAATCGGTTCATAACAACGTTGTTGATAAAAGTTCATTAATATTTCAACAAATTGGTCTTTTTTGATTGTTTTTATATCATGGTTAATGAGTAACATATGTGTATTACATAGTGTAATTATTTCTTGCACCTTTTGTTTTTTAATATAGGTAAGTGTATGTTGTTTGGTAGGAATAATCCATTGTGTATTTTTTTTTGCATGTCTATCACAAAAAAACTGTTCTTCTTTTTTGTATTTAGACTTTCTCCCACATAACTTGGACGGAGTTTTCTTGTTTTTTCCTGGTATACTACAATTACACTGATAAGTAATTGAATTATCGGGTTCTACCATACTTAATACATTCCAATCATGTATCACAATCGGTTCATCAGGATTATTTGTAGCGGATAATACACAGTATGCCATATTTTTGATTCCAATATCAAAACTAATTACTTTCATTTATGAAATATACAACGAATCTTTCTATATTTCATAATAATTAAATACTTATATTTCTGGTTTAGGTGCACTAAACGATTTGATGAGTTGGTCTTGTGTAATTACGGGGGATATTTTACGTGCTTGTAATTCTTCTCTTGTTAAATAACTGGTTTTTAAGTCACTGGTAGTATGCCCCAGAACATTTTGTTTATTTTCAACAGATGAATAAAATGCGGGGGTTGTCATATTAGAAACAAAATTGGATTGAATATTTGGTACAGTAGTAAATCGTGAATTATATCCTACGTCATTGGAACTTTCTCTAAAACTTTGTTCCATCACATTAACTGCATTTTGAGTAAGAAATTTACGATAGTTCCAATTTGATGTTATATTATTTTCTTCAATTAATTTATGATTGGTAATAGCGTCATGTTGCCATGTAGCGGTGATTGAACGACCATCGCTCATCATTGGTGGAAATTCTGGATATTTATTATTTGTGTTATAACCTCGTGCAGACTGTGGAACAGTTTCTTTTATTATAGGATATGCAGAACGTATAGATTCAGTAGCAATTGAACAATTTGATTTCATTATAATATACAAATAGAATTATATATTATATTAGTTTTTTATTTATATGTGGTGTAACAATCTACTAAATATTATTTGTTTCAATTAAATTAATCAACTCTTGTTTTTTCATTTTACTTGGATCACTAATTAATCCTTTTTCAATAACATATGCTTTTAATAATGGAAGTGTCATTTTTTTATATACAGAGTTGATTGATTTTGACTCAGTTATTGAACTGGCTATAGATGATTCCTCTAAATTATTTGCATTAATGTCTAATTTTTCAACATGAATGTCTAAATTATTTGAATCTAATGGCACAATATCTGTATCATTGATTTCATCAACATTGTCAATAGGAATATCATTATCATTATCATAATTGGTTTCAATAGTATCCATGTCTTGTACATTGTTTATGTTAATAACTCGCATATTACTATTGCCACTTTCACTCATCTCTTCATTTTCATTCTCATCATCCTCATTATCATTTTCACTCTCATCATCCTCATTATTACTTTCACTATCCTCCTCATTATCACTCTCACTCTCACCCTCACTATCCGTATTAGTCTCACTTTCGTCTTCACTCTCACCATCACCATCATCATCACTAAAATTTATAGTAATTCTATCATTTCGTTCAGGAATAGTATCGTGCATCTGTAGACCTCCTTGATTCACATGGCATTCAGTCCGTCCATTATTCATTTCAGATACAATATTATTAATAATTTCAAACATAGTGTCACATTTGTGTTCAACTGAAGTAATACGATGTTTAAAATGATATACTAAAAATACAATTAATATAAAAGTTATTGCTAAACTCATAAAGAAAAAGGTTTCAAACATTCCTATTAAACTCATTTTATTAAACCGATAAAATATAAGTTAATACTGAACGAACGTCTAAATCATTTACATATAATTATTTACATCTTTGAATAAAAAGCTATTCATAGTATATATTATGAATCAATCATTTGAAACAACCAAAACCCCAATAACGCCGAGTGTTTCACAATCGCCTATTGTCCCAATCACATCAAATGAAACGAATATGTTTAGTGGAAAAAATTTAGTAATTTTTGTATTAACAGGGTTACTTATATTATCATTTTTAGGTATAAATTTATTATCTTCAATGGATAATATAATTCAAACAATAAGTAATGTATTTGGTCCATTATTCACACAAGTATTATCGGTATTTGGATATACAGCTGGTACTGTAATTGATAAATCTACCGATGTAGCCACTGATGTGGCAAAGGCAGGGATTGATATTGCAGGTGATACAATCCAATCTGCAGCCGAATTATTAAAGGACGCAAGCCGTAAACATGTAAATACGAGTGCAGTTCAACAATTAGACAAGTCGATTAATTCATCAAATCAGGTGAATAGTCAACCGAAAGATGATGACAGTAGTGGTCCAATTCAAAACCCGATTTCATCAAATAAAACAAATTGGTGTTTAGTAGGTGAATATCAAGGAAAGCGTGGGTGTATTGAGGTAGACGATGAAAATAAATGCATGTCTGGTCAAACATTCCCTACACAAAATATGTGTTTAAACCCAACCCGTAATATTTCTACACATTCACATGCATAATCACGAATTTGTGTAATAGAACAATTTGACAAAATAATAATATAAATATTTCAATATTATATTATTATTCCAATGTTTTTACATATTGTATTATTAGAGAAAGAAAAATTGTTGTTACATGTATCTGTACATAATAAGGATACTATGCATAATATTATACAAGAATGTGAATTAATATATAATTACGCATTACTTTATAAACCGTTGCGTATAGTGGAAACAATCGTAATTTGTCAAAATGATGAAATAAATTTTTTTGTTAAAAAATATATGAAATATTATGGAATAGATAATGTTCGTGGAGGTAGTTATATAAATAACGAATTAACAGATATGGAGCGAAGTAATATAGTTCGCGAACAACTCCTGAATTTTGAAACAATAAAACTACAATGTGATTCTATTAGTGATGTCGCAGTTAAATATAATGATATAGATACATGGTCAACTTATAAAATAAAGTTGACATACGAAACTTGTATAAAACAACATAATAATTATGAGAACGAAAAACAAATGTTACATAATTTTACAGTAGGTTATCAAAATATTGCAATAAACCGAATATTATTAGCAGATTTGACGTGGTTATCAAATGAATGTGCCAAGGCTATCAAGTTGGCACCATACTGTAAACGGGTAAATAATAAATTATATGAAGAAACCAAAACAATACAAAAATATAAAAATATTGTTATAAAAATAAAATCAATATATACGATGTTTACTGATTATATGGAAGAAACCAATACATATCAACCTTTAATTCATTTATATAGTCCAGAAACAATATTGGATCAATACTTTTATAATCCATCGTTAACTCAATGTATATTACAATACGAAAATTTGATTAAATATTTGTCTATGTGTGAATATATGGCATATTGTATAATATGTCGTATACAAGAATATACGTTTGATGTCAATTCTTATCCATCAAATTTTGAAATGAGTAATAAATATGAAATAGCATTTCTAGAAAAGCATATTAGTGAGTTTCTTCCCATATCTTGCGGCATCTTGCATCAGTCATAGCTTTACCATACTTGATATCAAAATGTTTAGAACACCATTTTAAGTGTTCAATCCATGTACGTTTTTGTTTAGATGAATCTAACTCATCTGTGTTTTTAACAGGTTTCTTTAATTTGGGTAATTTCTTAGCAGTTTTACCAGATTTACCAGTTCTATGGCATTTACCAATTTTGGGAGGACATCTACGACTACCAGGTGCACAGCGAGGCATTATATACTAGTTATATAGAAAAAACTAAGTTGATAAAAAATTGATAGTAATTATATAATTTACATTATTAAATAGAAACACAATGCCTAAATTAACACGTGAAGATTTGTTTTGTAATGCAATTCAAACATTCTTAGAGGATTTAACGGTAGAAACCAATCATAATGAAGAAACAAAATATAATATTCTACGATATGATTTGAATTGTTTAACCCAAAATAAAAATAAATGTATACAAGAATACGAGTTAACCGTTCCAAGTACTATTATTACTGCATATTGGGACAGAACAACAAGTGAAGATGGTAATGAAGAAACATTTATAGATAGTGAACCTATATATGCTAACCAAAACACACCATTGTTATGTGATTTTATTGAATCTTTTCATACATATTTTGATCCATATCGGTTAATAATTGGTAAAACAACAGTATTTGGTAGAACATCATTATCTTATATGTCAATAATAGATTTACCAAGAATACAAAATATACCAATATGTGATAAAACTCTAACGTTAAAAGTCGTGTATCATAAATCTCACACACCATTTCCTCGTCCATTAACACCAATGGAAGAAAAAGACCGTGAAATACAATTTTTAGAAACGAAATTAAAAAGAAAAATAAATAGAAATAAATCGTTGTCTGAAATAATAGAAACCAAATCAAACCGTGCAGAATTTAATTATAAACGAATGCAAAAACATTTACGCATGGTGTATACAGAAAGTGGTAAAATAGAAAATTGTCCAGTATGCTATGAAGACATTTCTTCGGATAAATTAATTATACCAAATTGTTTTCATTACATATGTGAATCATGTGTAATGAAATGTGATAACTGCCCAATTTGTAGAGATAAATATGATGAATATATTGAATTTGAAGACGATGATTAATACAAATTAAAATCAATTACCAGAGAACACTATTTTTTTTTCTGGTAAATTGGTAAAAACAGTAGTTATATTACAGTTCTGTACAGATTGTATATCATATGAATCAGCAAGGTTTATATATAATTCAAATTGTATATTATCTAATATATTATTGTCCGTTAAACTATTTCTATTAGAATCAGTATAATCAACAATATAATTATATTTAAAATCATACACAAATCCAGGTGATGTATTCAGCAAAATATTACTAAATTGTACTAATCCAACATATGCTTCGCAAAAATAATTATAAGTGGGTGAACCAGTGTCTGGACCATTTAATGTACATGTGATAGAATTGTGTTGTAAAAATGTAGTTACACTATTATTATTAGCGACAGGATTACCGTTATATGTAGTAACAAAACTATTATCATCAGTAGAATTTGTTGGGGTTATTGTAGCAGTAATAGTAGAACCATTCGTTGAGGTAGGCATTGCAATACCTTGTAAACGAAATAAAACAGGTGTTTGTAATGTATACGTGGTATTTGGTTGTTTTATCAATGGGCGAATTATTAAATTACAAAATATACTATGGTCTTGTTCAGATAGAATTAATTGGTTAGTATCTACATTTAATGTCCATTCATCATCATCTTCCTGTAATTGTTCTCCAAATGCATTAGTATTTTGTGCATAATTATATAATGGAACATCTGGGTCTTCAACTAAATATATAGCTGGTCCGGGAATTCCAGAAGCCGTGGATAATACAGGTATTTTATAATCATCGGGACAAACTACCTTTGATATATTATAATTACCATTAATCATCTTAGCATATTTTTCTTTTTTGGTTAATTGAGAACCTTGTGTTGAATTTTTATTATATTTTAAAATTTCAACTTTCCGCCGCATGTTTAATTGGTCTTGTGTAAATCCAGTATAAGGATTAGATGGTGTATATCGTATAGGTGGTTTGTTATACAATTGATATTGTTTTCGTTGTTTGCATAAATCTGCAACACTCATTTAACATATAGAAAGATATTGTTATAATTTCGCAGTAAACCATGATGTAGATAAATAGTTGTAATCGTCAAGTTGTTTTTGAGTATTTTCGGCAGGAGTTGTATTCGGTCCAGCAGCTACAATTTTTGATATTTGAAAAATATTTAATGCATTATCATAATATCGTAAATTTGATATTTCTCCAATAAATCCACCATTTTGACCCACATGTACATCATAATAATTTTGTAGTGGAACTTCCCTTAGATTTAGACGACCTGCAACCGAACCATTAATATAAATATCTATTGTTGTATTTTGCATACGAATAATAACATTCACCCAATTTTTTAATGGAATATCATCAACTTCAATAAAATCAGTATCTCCAGCATTTGTGGTAGACATGATTACTTTTAATGTAGCTGTATTGGTATTGTTACTTGATTTTAGATTTTTAATGTATAATCCAGGAGCATTGTTGATTTTAGCAATACCCGTACTTTCGACAAATTCGTTAACCCCTTTATGGAAAATATGTTGATGAACGGAGTCATTCGTACTTAGTTCATCAATTCGTATCCAAGTAGACCATGTAAATTCTATACCACTTGATTCATTATTTGAACGACGAATTAGAATAGAGTCTGATTCTTTTGGATTTTGGCTTTTTGTTACCTTTCTGGCTCCAGATTGAATACCATCAATAATGTATGGACTGTTACGTGAAGGATTTATAAAATATTGAATTGCTAAAATCCCTAAATTCATCAAAAATAGAAAAACGATGATAATGAAAATAAGAAATACAAATTTGGCAATAATTGTATTAGATGATAAAAATCCGCTGGACGCTTCAATTCCAGTTTCAGCTTGTTCAGAAAACCCATCAAGACTTGATTTAACAGATTGCGTTAAATTATTCACTGAATCAGTAATATTATTTCCAATATTTTGTACACTTTGTGGTACTTCTATATTTGTAGAACTAGCAACAGGTATTGTAGGTTGTGTGTTCATAATCGTTTAATATATTATATAACTATAAAACGATTTGAATAATAAATTATAATATTGAATATTTTGATTGTTCTACATTATCTTTGAGAATTGATAAATCAATTCCATATGCAGATATATAATTATTCATACTGCTTTGACCATTACCTTCCTTGTAGGTAGACCAAACAGATTGTGGGTTAAGTGGTGATGACCAATGGTTAAATTTTGCAATATAGGCATCAAAATTGGTTCCTCCGCCAATAACCATAGAACCATCACCTGGAGCTTTTGGTGTACTTTCCCGAACAGCATCAGTAGTAACTGAGCTTACACATGTTCCCCATGTTGTACCTTCCACATAATTTGTACAAGTTGGGAATTCACTTCCACAAACATACAGAGGATTTTCATTAGTTGCACCATTATTCGCAGCACATTCCGTACTACCATCGCTATTAGTAACAGTAGCGGCAGCAGCAGCTTCAGTATACATTCTTTTTGATTTTACTAATTTACCATCTAAATATGCATCTAAATATTGGTTATCTACACTGGTAACAATATGAACCCATTTTTGTATAGGAAAATTATCCGTAATTTCAATTGTTGTAGTTGGTGCACCAGTGGTTGATGATTGACCATCGTCCATTGTAATATCACAATTTAAAACAGGGGCTTTTTCAGAAAAATACAATTTTATGTTATTAGCTCTTTCAAAAATTGTTTTGGATTGACTGGTGTCCCAAGAATTCACATAAATCCAAATTCCATAAGAATAACGTGTACTGCTTGGATTATTTTCAATTTTAATAGATGGATTAGAATCAAGCAAACTCGCCGTGCTGGTTAATTCAGTTGATTTCAACATAAAGAAACGATATAATATGTAAAATAATATTATTACAACTATTGCTAAAATAAGAACAACCGCATTCATTTTATTATATATTAAATCGTTACATATTAAATGTTGGCGGTGTTTTTTTCATAAAAATATTATACATATTCGTAATTTTATGTTTGCTTAGGGTTTTTGTATAATATCGTATGTTACTGATAGCACCATGCAGACCATCTGTCTTCCCTGTTGTAATTACATCAGTTTCAGCAAATGTAGGCATTTTTCCACCAGCGAATGAAAATGTACGTTCCAAATGACCGTTTACAAATAAATCGGCATGAGTTGAACTAAAATTAAATACTAAATTATTCCAACGTTGCAATGGTAATTTCATTTCATAATATTCCTTAAAATCAGTGCTATCATCATCGTCTTCATTTAATGTGGTATTATTTGTAAAGTAAATACGATATTTATCACGAGTATTATCTTGGTCATCTCCATTGTAATAAGTTACTTTTGGTTTATTTTTACCATAATCAAAAATTAAGGACTCAGTATTATATGCTAATTTAGTACTTCCATGTGCATTTACGTATGTCCACATAGAAATCGCATAATTTTGAAATGTGGTTTTATCCCTATTTCCATGAATTTGAAAATCCATACCAGGCATGACCTGTTCATCAAGTGAAAATGTATTTGGAGTATTTAGAAAGAACGTGTCTTGAATTTCAATATCTCCATTGTTTAATGTTTGGGTGTTGTGAAGTAAGACCCCGTCTTTATTAGAAATATAATTAACTAAATCTGGAATATATAAATAGCTCAATAATAAGAATAATTCAATAAAAAATAGAATGAGTACAGGACTGGTAGTTAATTTAAATTCATTAATTAGATAATACACAAAAGAAATGAGTAAACATGGGATATAAAAAATAAAATTCACAAAAAAACCAATCCAACCAGTGAATGATTTTAACCAATTACTGAGCATATAAAAGAATATTGAAAGTCCAACAATCCCAATCAATACAAGAATAATAGATGAAAAATAAGAAAAAGTAGCAAATGTTTTTATATCCACACTTGCATACAAATAAATCAAAACAGCTATAGATATAAAGATAATTCCAGCAAGTATAACTGTATATACTGATTGATAGGTATTATAACTATAATAACCAAGTCCACAGATGAGTGATGTAAAAACAGTTATAATATTTAATGAAATACTTTCTTGTTCAGGGTTTTCACTATTAGTTTTATTAATACCATCATATGTGAAATAGGTAACAACAATAAGACTAATTATTAAAACCGTATATTTATTTTTCATAATATTTGTAATATCTTTAATTTCCATATTGTTATAATTAACACTTATATATTAAATGTCTTATATTATTTTGTATATTTGTTACTTAGAATAACAAATATATAAGAATATTTATAGATTTTCCATTGTAGTTTTCTTTCCATGACATTCACGACATAATGCAACTAAATTATCTACATGATTACTACCGCCATATTCTAACCGTACTTTATGGTCAACTTCGAACCAAGCGGTTAATTGTGATTGACAATCGCCACATTTCCAGTCTTGTCTTGATGCAACAAATTTCTTTTTGGTTTCACTAACAGAACGTTTTGTAGATTTTTTCCCTGAGTGCATTATGCGATTTTCAGCATACATGTTAGATGAATCAGGCATAGCCACAATCGGGTTATTGTATTGTCCATTGTTCATATGGTAACCATCTTGTGAATGAGCCATATTTTGTTTGCTTGTAAAATCTAAAATAGGAGAAATAAAATTGGAAGTATTACGGTCAATAGGTAAATACCGTAAATACTCATTAGATGCACCAATCATTTGTTGAGCCCGTAATGGATTTTTTTTGAATAAAATATACAACATTAATGCACCGAATGCAACCCCAGCCATTTGATAATATTTTTTCCCGAATGTAAGCATTTTGGTATATTTACCATCAGTGTAAATATTAGCAATAATAAATCCAGCAATTAGTAGAATATAAAGTTCCAATCTCATTATTTATATTATCAAGAGAATATGTTTTTGCATATAGGATATAGGATATAGGATTATTCGTAATACATGTATATTAAAATGAAAAGAATAAGAATAAAGATTGCATATAAATAATGTTTTCTTAAATTAATTTGTTCTACTAAATATACAGGTTTTGGTTTATATTTATTTCGGTATTGGTCAAGTGCTTCTGGTATAGATAATTCAGTCTTGTTTAACGATATATTGATTTTATTATGAATAAAATGCATCCATCGTACAAATGATTTCTTGGAACATAAATAAGGAGTAACTGGGTATTTGTCTAATAGACGACTAAATTCATCACCAATATCACTTAATGGAATAAACAATGGCATATTTTGCATTAAATCATAATATTTGCGTTTTATAACTTCATTTGGGTGTTCTGGATATGATTCTGCGACAGTATGTAAAAAAAACCAATAATGAGGTCCCCATATAGATGGTTCAAAAAACATTGGGTTGATAATATATAAAGACACCTTATTATATTTACTTAGTATTTATCGTATTATAATAAATGAGTGAAAATTATTGTAACAATTGTGGAAAATATGGACATGTTTATCATTTATGTAAATTACCTATTATGAGTATAGGTATAGTAGCATTTCGTATTCAAAATAACCAAATCCAATATCTTACCATTTGTCGTAAAGATACATTTGGATTTATAGATTTCATGCGAGGAAAATATTCAGTGTATAATAAAGACTATATAATGAATATGTTGAAACAAATGACAATTCATGAAAAACAAATTTTATCGTCAAACACATTTATAGAATTATGGAAACATATTTGGGGGGAACATGTGAGCAATAATCAATATAAACACGAGGAAAATAGTTCACGGGATAAATTTGAAATATTAAAAAAAGGGGTATCATGCAATAATAATACATATACACTTGCTTCTTTAATTGAAGAAAGTAATTTATATACACAATGGGAAGACCCTGAATGGGGATTTCCAAAAGGGCGACGAAATTTTCAAGAAAGAGATTATGATTGTGCGGTTCGTGAATTTGGTGAGGAAACCGGTATAAATAAAGAGTGTTTAACCAGTTTACATAATATATATCCATATGAAGAAATTTACACAGGGTCGAATTATAAATCTTATAAACATAAATACTATTTGGCATATATTCCATATGAACATACTGAAAATCTAAAAAATTTTGAAATTACAGAAGTAAGTAAAATGGAATGGAAAAATTATGATGAGTGTATATCCGTAATGAGACCTTATAATTTAGAAAAACAGAGATTACTCACAAATATTAATAATACATTAAATCAATATAAAATGTCATTTATCTAATTATAATTTTCAATGTGTAAAGAAGAGAAATGAAATATATGTGTAAAATATATACATATACTTTAATACATGTCAAGCCGTAAACATAAGAAACCAGTTATTGGGACTAAACCCCATACTACAACTCGGCGTAAAATAAATATTAAACCAGATGCACCACGTATAGTAGATTCAATTGTAGATAAAATAACAACAATGAACCCGATTGACCTATCTACGTCAGAGTCTATATCCCCACAAATAACCGAAACCAAATATACATGTGAAGATAATAAACGTTGTCCATCAGGATATAGATGCGATACGAAGAAAGAATGTTATAAATTAACCGATATTGTGTTGGAATCTAATGGTAAGATTATAACATTGACTATAGATGGAAATCGTAATAAAATATATGACGTTGATTTGTTAAATACAAACATAGAACGTATTATATTTTTAAAAACGGGTCGTATGAATGATAAAAAAATTACCAGCACTATGCTTAAAACTATTATTAGTGATTTAAAAACCAAACATAGTAAGAGAGACGTTAATTCTACTTATTATGGTACATTAAATGATGAGCTGATTATTCAAATTATTTATTTAGAAAATATTGAAACCCAATTAAAAAAATCAAAAGAACCAAAAGAATCAGTTCAAGTACCAGATGTCCCCGCGATTCCTTCTCCACCTAAAAATGAACAAGAGTTACCGCAGATTGACCATGATATAGTTGATGTTGTTACTGAACCTACAGAAAATGTTGATATGTTGGACGATTCTCATTATAATTTGCCTGAACCTTCAAGTGAAATGGATATGACTATAAATGAAAAGGCATTACAAGATAAGATAGGTATTGCTCCTGCAAATATTGATTCAGATGAATACAATAAATTTTTACATAAAAAGGAAATGGCTGAAAGAGAAAGCATTATAATGGATGATACTTATGATTTACTATACCCAGAACTGGATGATCCTAATTTTAATATTAAAATTGCAAAAAGAAAAGAATTCAATGATACTCAATATGATGGGAAAATATATGATATAAAAAAACAAGCCGACAAATTGTGTAATGTTGAATTTGAATTAATGCCACATCAACTATTTGTTAAGAACTTTCTTTCATTTCAAACACCATATAATAGTTTGCTTTTATATCATGGACTGGGTACAGGTAAGACATGCAGTGCTATTGGTATTGCTGAAGAAATGCGAGATTATATGAAACAAACCGGGATTACACAACGTATTATGATTATCGCTTCTCCGAATGTTCAAAATAATTTTCGTTTGCAACTATTTGATGAAAGAAAAATGAAATTAGAAGGTGGTATTTGGAATTTAAATACTTGTATTGGTAATACGTTATTACAAGAAATAAATCCATCTAATATACAAAATATTCCTAAGCAGAAGGTTGTTTCACAGGTAAATACACTTATCTCACAATATTATCTTTTTATGGGGTATGGAGAACTTGCTAATTATATTAAACGTAAAACACATGTTGATAAAACGAGTAATTTGTCAAGTAAACAACTAAAACAACAAGAAGTTAGTTTAATTCGTTCACTTTTTAATAATCGGCTGGTTATTATAGACGAAGTACATAATATTCGGGTAATGCAGGAGAATAAAGAAGCAAAAAAAACAGCAACATTATTAATGCGTTGCTGTAAATATGCTGCAAATATTCGTTTATTATTATTATCTGCGACTCCTATATTTAATAATCAACGCGAAATTATATGGTTAACAAATTTATTGAATGTTGTCGATAATCGCGGATTAATTGAAGAAAAAGATGTTTTTACCCAAGATGGTAATATGGTGGAACCTCAAACATTAGAAGATGGAACTATTATTGAAGGCGGTGAAGAATTATTGCGACGTAAATTAACAGGATATATTTCCTATGTTCGTGGGGAAAATCCATATACGTTTCCATATCGTATTTATCCAGTTGATTTTGCAATTGGACGAATGATGCAATATGATAGTTATCCATCAGTACAGATGAATACAAAACTTATTAATGATAAACCGAGTAACACCCCATTATATATGGATTTAAATGGTGAATATCAAAATAATGCATATCAATTCATAATTAAACATTTATTACAATCTTCTTTTTCAAGTACAGATGCTTATGGAAAGATTACAGAAATGCCATCTTTTGATAACATGGAATCATTTGGATTTAAATATTTAAGAGAACCTCTACAGGCATTGAACATTATTTTTCCTAATCCTGAATTCAAGTTCTCTCCGTCTTCTTTGCAAAAAGGTGAAAATGAGGAGAAAGAGAATGAGGTAGTAGAACAAATTGATGCAGAAACCATACGATTGAATAAAAATATTATAAATAATATGATTGGAAAACAAGGACTTTCTAATGTTGTTTCTTATGAACAAACGAGTTCTCCGTTTGAACTTCGTCATAATTTTAAATATAAGCCCGAAATTTTGAACGAATATGGTAAAATATTTCATCCAGATAATATTCAAAAATATAGTGGTAAGATTTCAAGCATATGTAATTCAATACAAGATTCATCTGGCATTATAATGGTATACTCACAATTTATCGACGGTGGTGTTGTTCCAATTGCACTTGCATTGGAAGAAATGGGTTTTTCTCGTTATGGATTTGCCAGTCATACAAAATCTTTATTTGCTGATCCACCAACAAAACAAGTTGATGCAACTACATTAAAATCGGTTGATGAAATGGAGGAAAATGATAAACAAAATTATCACCCAGCTAAATATGTAATGATTACAGGAGATAAATCATTTTCGCCGAATAATCTGGCAGATTTGAAATATATAACCAGTCCAGAAAATAAAAATGGAGAACTTGTCAGGGTAGTATTAATCACAAAAGCAGCAGCAGAAGGATTAGATTTTAAAAACATTCGTCAATTACATATGTTAGAACCTTGGTATAATATAAATCGTAGTGAACAAATTATTGGTCGTGGGGTACGTAATTTAAGTCATTGTATGTTACCATTTGAAGAACGAAATGTTGAAATATATTTACATGCAACCAATCCAGTCAATGAAACAGAAACAGCTGACTTATATGTTTATCGTTACGCAGAGAAAAAAGCAATTCAAATTGGTAAAATTACCAGAATTTTAAAGGAAACTGCAATTGATTGTATATTGAATATTGGTCAAACTGATCTGACTATAGAAAAATTAAATGCTCTTGTGGAAAATCAAACAATTAAACTGAAGTTATCAAGTAATCAGGAAATAGATTATAAAATTGGTGACAAAAATGGTAGTCATATTTGTGATTATATGAATTGTGATTTTGTATGTTCTCCAACTACAGAAATAAACACGGAAGATATAAACAAAATAACATACGGAGAACATTATGTGAAAATGAATTACTTAGGTATTTCAAAACGAATTCGCGATTTATTTAAGGACCAACCATTTTATAAACGAGAACAATTGATTAGTTCCATTCAAATAATCAAACCATATCCAATTGAACAAATAGATTATGTATTATCAATGTTTATTGAGAACCAATATAACTATATTATAGATAAATACGGGAGAAAAGGGAATTTAGTGAATGCTGGGGAATATTATGGATACCAACCAATTGAAATTAGTGACAAACAATCGTCTATATTAGATAGAACTGCACCAATTGACTTTAAACCTACTGAATTATACATGGAACTTCCAGATGAAAAAGAACGTCTACAACCTGTATTACCACCTGTAGAAAAACAATCTGTAGAAAAACAATCCGTAAAAAAACAATCTTTAAATATTATCAATACACAAAATGTTCAAAAAACGTATGATTTATTATTGAAGGAGTTGATTCATACGTCTAATGTAGTTACTGATGAAAAGAAAAAACATAATGATGGTATTCTTATGGATACTGCAGAAAGTGATTGGTATAAACATTTAGGTTATGTTTATCACGAATTAGAGAACAATATAAATATACCAATTGAATTAATTAACAAATACATGATTTATCATTGGTTAGATACAAAACAGATTGAAGAAAAACTAAATATAGTATATCATCTATACAAGGTTGAACCATATTCGGCCACATCTCCTATTGAACATATTATAAAATCTTATTTTGATGAGAAAATAATGATAAAAGAAGGAGGAACGAATGGCATTACTCGGGGGATTGCAATTGGGTCTATTAACCATATTGATTTATATGTACAAGTACCCGAAACACGTGATTGGAAAAAAGCAACATTATCTATTGTTCGTAATTTTAAAGACAAACTTCAAAGTAAATATTATGTTTCTAAAACACAAATACAACCTTTTATCGGGTTTATGCATTTATTCAAAAAGAAAGATATTGAATTTAAACTGAAAGATATTACCGTACAATCATCTAATAATAAAGGGTTTAAATGTAATGTTATGGGTAAGAATGAAATTATTAAATTCTTAAATAACAAGGTTTTAGCTAAAAATCCATATCCTGTACGTCAAGATAAAGGTGGATTCATTAAATATGATGTAAATACGAATGCCAAAAATATTATGAGAAAGGGGATATGTGTCATGTTAGAAATTATTATGCGATATTTTAATGAATCCTCTCATACAGATAAACAACAGTGGTTTTTTGACGTTGAACAAACATTGGCGAATGATTTACCCAAAATATAAATATTTTTAAAAAATTGATTATATATTTTTATAATTAACATAAAAATATATTTTGTGACATTATAGTAGTAATGAATAAACAACCGAAAAATGATATAATTCATGGTGTATATAATTCTTCCGTTTTAACACAGAAAGTATACCTCATGATTACAGAAGTTGGTAAAAATGTTAAAAAAAATCTTGAAACTGAAATTTTACACCAAACTACTGGTAAATGTATTGCTGAGGGTATATTGAAACCTAACTCTGTTCGTATTCTAAATTATTCAAGTGGTGCAATTCGCGGGGATAAAGTTGAGTTTCAAGTCGTGTTTGAATGCATGATTTGTCATCCAGTTGAAGGTATGTTAATGAACTGTGTTGCGAAAACCATAACAAAAGCGGGTATTCATGCAGAGGTTATTGATCAAGATGGTTCAGTTCCTGTGACTGTATTTATTGCACGTGACCATCATTTTACAAACATGAAGTTTGCAAATGTTAATGAAAATGATAAAATATTAGCTAATGTTATTGGTATTCGTTTTGAATTAAATGACCCATATATTTGTGCAATTGCAAGACTAACTGAACCAAGAACTAAATCTGGAAATGGAAATGAAAAAGAAAAAACTGGAGGAAATAAACCTCCATTATTTATTTTAGAGGATTAATTCATTTATAAAAATTATTTACAATGTATATGCAAATAATTTTTTCATGTTATTATATTATTATAATTACCATTGTCTTATAGGTCCAGAAACAGTTAATGTTCTGGCTACATTTAAATTATTTTCTATGTTCGCCATACCATTCACGTGTAATGGATAAGGATTTGTATATTTTGATTCTGTAACTGCACCATCACCAGTACTTTCTAATTTCATACCAGTAGTTACATTATGAGAATCACCGACCATAAATGGATGACCAGTTGTAGCTGTTGTTATAAATGTATATGTATTTCCTTTGTATAAAGTTAATTGAGTACTTGCATCATTTAATGCTGTACCATTTGGTGCGTCACTAAATAAAAAATAGGGAGCGGTGTTTTGTGGGTCTGTATCTACCATTCTAACATAATATGTTTTATCCGTTTCAGTGGATAAACTTGCAAGAGTAAAATCTCCTATCATTGCAGGGTGTGACGTACAAAAATATTTTAATGCTGTCATTGAGTTAGGGATTGTAAATTTTAATGATTGATCAAGATGTTGGATACCTGAAACGTTAACAGTTACATCTATGGGGTTAATTGTAAGATGATGTTTTAATGGTAAATCACTATCAACAATATCTGCATTTTGAACTATTTCGTAATCATCATCATTGGAATTACCATAAATATCTTGAATTGAAATATCTGCACTTGCAGTACCACCTACTGCCTCATTTAGACTTTTTGCATAAGCTAACCAATCAAGTAATGTTAATTCAGTTAACGAAGCTGCTGCACCTCCAGCTTTAGATGCCTTGGCTGCTTCTGCATTTCCACCAGCAGTTGCAATAGAAGCGGGTACTGCATTCTTATTTCTTTTCTTGAATTTCATTTTACCACCACTTACATCAACTTTATGGTCATCGCCAACCCATAAAGAGTTATCTGATAAAAAACAATGTCTAATTTTGTACTCGGCATTACCTAAATCGTAAGCAGCATTTGTTGTAGGGTGTATATGTCCTCCCAATGCTATGAAACCAGTATTTAAACTACCATTCACAGTTGCATCACCACCAACCACTAAACTACTATTCATTGATACATCACCTGAATCAAATACATTGCTGCCCACTCCACCTATAATAGCACTTGGTGGAATGGAATCATTTGCGATATTGGCGGAGTTCCACGATAAATCTCCACCTACGTATAAAGCACCACCAACCACTAAACTACTATTCATTGATACATCACCTGAATCAAATACATTGCTGCCCACTCCACCTATAATAGCACTTGGTGGAATGGAATCATTTGCGATATTGGCGGAGTTCCATGATAAATCTCCACCTACGTATAAAGCACCTGCAATACCAACACCTCCACCTATTGTGACGGCACCGGTTGTAGTGCTGGTGGAAGGAGTGTTTGCTGTTAATGCTGCACTTTCGGCTCCAATGGAAGTAACACCCGATAAAGCACCGCCAGTCAAAGATGCTGTTCCGTCAGTAATGGTATTACCATATAATTGAGCATTGAAAGAAGCATCAAGTACTGAACTTATGTGAGTATCTTTTGCACTAAATACGGGTTGTAATGTATCTACATATGTATATGAATATTCGCTGGAGGGTAATGATATTAATTGAATCTTTGATGATATCTCACAACCTACAAGAGCTCTATGACGACCACCACTAATAACTATAGAATTTTCTTTTGTATCCTCGTTCGCCGAATTGCCAACAATAGATGCCGATTCGGTGGTCTGTATTGTCAAATTCGCTGGATTTCCATCAGATGCATATATATAATAAGTGGTTTTATTACTATTCACACCACCTTTATATTCAGTTACTACGCCTAATGTAAATCCTGTAGAAGTAGAACCCCTGAAAGATAATGCTTTACCAGTACGTGTGCTGGTGGAGTGATTCAATGTTGTTGTTACAGTGGTATCCCAGTTATCACCGATTGGCCAAGGGTGAATCTTGGCGGGACAATTGGGTGTGTTCCAACGACCTAATGCAATATAACTACCATCGTCAGATATAGCAGTTGATGTGGTTTGACCTGCATCATTCATAGTTTGAGAAGAATAAGTACCAGTGCTGCTGGAGGTATGCTCCCATGCATTTGCTGAATTATTTTCAAATGTCCAAAGTTTCATTTGAGTTATGACCAAACACATTATACGTGTGCCGTTTGCATTTATTGCAGGAGCCCACGCACCATTTGTGGTTGAGGGTAAAGTAATTGTGCCATTAGTCGCCCATGTGCCATTTGTTTTTTTATGCATAACCACAGCAGTGGTAGTTCCATTAAATGAACAAATAACAGTTCCATCATAACTCATAGTTGCTGTAGTAGTGGTAGCTATAGTATAAACATTCAACCAAGAATCATCTGCTTGTTTTTCCCAAACTTCATGGTCGTCAGCTGAATTATAACTATTAACTGCTACTAATACTGTATCGCCATTATCATTCATCTGATATGTTCTGCAACTACCTGTAACTTGAACTTCAGTTCCTGTCTCAATATTACGATATTTCAATGCGCTATTGGCACCGCTGGTAACGTCTCTTCGCAACATAAATAATCCATCTCTGGAAATAGCCGCACGATTTAATGCATTGCCTGTATCATCATGAGCAGACCCCAATTCAGAACCAGATTCTGCCCAAGTTTGAGAACCATAGGCGACTACATTAACCCCTGATATATCATTAGATGGAAGCATTGCAGATTTTTCAAGTGCGCCATTGAATGTTGCATCACCACCAACAGACAAATTTGTATTCATTGATACATCACCTGAATCAAATACATTGCTGCCCACTCCACCTATAATAGCTCCTGCTGGAATTGTAGGAGTTACGATATCATATTGTGCATACAAATTACCACAAATATCAACTTGTCCAGGTGCAACAACCGTTTCAGCTGCAGTACCCAACATAAT